ATGGACATTAACGAAAACAGCAACGTCACAATTCCTATACGCAATCTTATAGCTATGGTGGCAGCTACCGCAGTTGCTACTACGGCTTATTTTGGCATTCAGGAAAGGCTCAAAACCCTTGAACATTCTCTTGATAAGTCGCAAGCAGAAATAGAGCGCAATACAGAATTTAGAATCCTATGGCCACGCGGCGAGCTAGGCTCTTTGCCAGATGACGCAAGGCAGGATATGCTGATACAAGGTATTCAATTAGAAGTTAAAGATTTAAGAGGGCTGCAAGGTCAGATACATGACCTGACTGTAAGGCTTGGCACTATGGAAGCCCTTAACGAGCAAGAGAGTCATAATGATTGATAAGCTAATAGCACCTGTCACTAGCCTACTGGATAAGTTTATTGCTGATGCGGATACAAAGCAGAAGATTGCCCATGAAATTGCAACAATGTCTGAGCGCCACGCGCAGGAAATCTCACTGGCACAGATTGCAGTCAACCGAGAAGAAGCAAAAGGCAACTGGTTCCAAGCAGGTTGGCGACCAGCAACAGGTTGGGTTTGCGTTCTGGGTTTCGCCGTAAACTTTTTAATAGCACCGCTTGCCGCTGGCTTTGGCGTACACATCCCACAGGCTGACACTAGCACTATGCTGCCGGTTCTGATGGGGATGCTAGGGTTGGGCGGTCTGAGAACATTTGAGAGAGTAAAAAAATGACAGCTAAAAAGAAAGTAGTTTATTTCACCGACAAAGAACTTGCCTGTAAACACAGTGGCGAGAATGGCATGGATGCAGACTTTGTTAAGTTGCTGATTAAGATTCGGAAGGAGTGTGATTTTGGCTTTCCAATCAGCAGCGCTTACCGTAGCCCCCAGCACCCCATAGAGCAGCGCAAAGAGAAGGCAGGAGCGCATTCAACTGGTAAGGCGGTAGATATATTGGTTAGCGGAGAAAAGGCGTTAGAATTGATTAGAGTGGCTCAGAAGCATGGTATTGAGAGAATCGGTATTAAGCAGAAAGGCCGCACTCGATTTATTCACATAGACGCTTGCACCCAAGAAGATGGGTTCCCCACCCCCGCCATCTGGTCATATTAGTTTAAAAATGGCCGGATATAAGGTGCTACAGTACCTAAACTGACCGGGTAGTAAACCAAGCCCATTTATTTGGGCTTTTTATTGCCTATAGTGTTGACATAAATGTAAACGTCAGGCAGTATAACCACACATTCAAAAAACAACGCAGGGCAAAAACATGAAAATCGAAAACATTGCAGAAGTAATTAACGCTCAAATCACTGACCTAGAAGAAGCCTTAAAGCGCAATATAGAGCGTGATGATGTAGACCGAATCAAAGGTTGCGAGTTTGCCATTATAGAGTTAAACATTCTGCGCGAAACATTCGTTAAACAATCTTAATTCAAACGCCCCTTAGGGGGCATCTAGGGGGCAGTATGCACACCAAGAAAAACAGCAAGGGCGACACCTTTAAGATTGAGCGAGTAGGCTCAGGAGCGGTTGTGTCGATGCTCAGGCGCAAGACTTCAGGACACCTAAGAAGAAACATGGCGGAGCGCTGGACAGTCATATTTCCACAGCCAGACATGACTGGCGAAGAAGTTAAACACATCACAAGCAACGGCATGAAGATTGAAGATGCTGTTGAGCTATTTGTTAAACGCGCAAAGCAATAGGAGGCTTTATGTTTACCGCAGATTTTAATAATTACTTTTACGAGCTGGCAGAGAAAGACTACGCGATGGGAAACCCAGCGCGAGATGATATGCCAGAAGAATACTACCACGCATACGGCGCACTCTACGCGCAGGGCGAGCGCGATTCTGCTAACTGCTTAGAACCTCACAAAAGTGTTACCGCATTATCAACCTTTTAGTATAATCAACAACCAACAATAGGAGAGAGCAATGTATTCAAGCGATTCAATCAACGAACTGGCTACAGCTTTATGCAAAGCGCAAGCCGTCATGGGGGGTGCTGTTAAAGGCGCAGCAAACCCTTTCTTTAAGTCCAAATATGCAAACCTGTCTGACGTTATGCAGGTTGTAAAAGAGCCGTTTGCGGCTAATGGCCTGAGCTATGTGCAGTTCCCAGTCAGTACCGAGAACAGCGTTGGCGTAGCAACCAGACTGATGCACACATCTGGTCAGTGGTTAGAGCAAGAGTTTCTACTGCCGATGGTTAAGCGTGACCCACAGGCAGGCGGCTCTTGTATTACCTACGCAAGACGGTATGGATTGGCTGCCATGGCTGGAATCCCGCAGGTAGATGATGACGCAGAAGCGGCAATGCTGAGAAGCGACAAGGCAGTGAAGAAGGCAGAGCAGGAAAGCTACGAAGATGCCATTATGGATTTAATGCCAAGCGTTAAAGCTATCAAGGACGGCCTAGCAACTGGCGACCTGTCTACAGCTAACGAAGCGTGGAAAGAGTTGAGCGACACAGAGAAACAGCTACTCTGGAAAGCACCAAGCAAAGGCGGCGTATTCACTACCCAAGAACGCACCACAATGAAAACCCCTGAATTTAGAACAGCACAATAACTGGAGAATGACATGAGTACATACGAGCAGAAAGATAATACAGGCGCGATGTTTGTAAACGACAAGAAAGAGTCGGAGACACACCCAGACCGCAAAGGTAGCGCAATGATTGACGGAAAGGAATACTGGGTAAGCGGCTGGGTTAATACCAGCGCAAAAGGAACTAAGTACATGAGCCTGAAGTTCAGCGCAAAAGAAGAAGCCCAGCAGCAAGGCATGGCGCAAGCACAGAAAGCAGTGCAGCCAAAGACTGCTGAGTTCGATGAAGATATACCGTTTTAGAGTTAAATCCCCCCCGCGAGGGGGGAACCAACAGGAGAAAGACCAGCGCCAGCCGGTCAATAACAATATATCACAGGTGAGATTATAATATGCAACTTATAGACGCAGGAAAGGCCGTTAGAGCCGCGCAAGCTAACGCAGGTATATCTAACGCAGAGCTATCCAGAATCGCTAAGACAAGCCCACAGCAGGTTATACGCTGGAGAGCGCAGCCAAACATGAAGCTGCACACCATGCAAGGCATCTGTAATGTGCTAGGCGTAGAGATAGCGGATTTTTTAAAGTTAGGAAAATAGTCCCTGTTTTGTGTTTACAAACAGGTTGATATAGATAATACTGCAAAAAGTTATCGGGCTAGAGGTTGGGGAACCATTTGAAATTAAACCCTAAAGACCAAGTTGACCCTCTTGATATAGCCCCTGAAGCCAGTCGGTACTGGCAGACGGATAGATTAAATATTCGATACGATAACGATTATACCGAGGAGTTGCTTTAGCCCTCTTACCTTAAAAATTTACTTGATGACAAGTAAAAAGGGTTAAAGTATCTCAAAGAAAATTATTCAAAATCAATCCATTCAAAGAAACGTGTTTGCGCTTTAGCGGAAACCAAAGGAGTTAAAAAGATGAACCAGAAGCAACGTGTCCTTGATTACCTTAGAAGTGGTAACACCATTACAAGCCTTGACGCTTTCCATGAGCTAGGCATAACCAGAATATCCGCTGTAGTGTATAACCTGAAGCGCGATGGCCACCACCTGATAAAAGAAAACGTCACTGTAAAAAACAGATTTGCAGAAGACTGCACCATTGCACGCTGGAGTCTGCCATGCTCTTAAAAACTGGCGATGAATACACTATCCCTGATGACCTGTATGACGAGCTGATTAAAAGCTACGGCGATGAGATGGTTAGGGACGAGCTAGAAGCGATGCGAATGTGGCTATTCTCAAACAAGTCAAAGCGCAAAACAAAAGTTGGAATGCCGAAATTCATAAATAGCTGGTTAGCTAGAGCTAAAAAGACAGGCGGTGTTTCCCCCTTTGTTGCTAACCATAAGCCAGTGGCTAACCAAGAAGATTCCATTCGAGGCAGGTCAATTATGATGGGGATTACTGATATTAGCTGGCTGGAAGGTGCGGAGCGTGAAGCCCAGAAGCGACATTATCTGGCAAGCCATGGGTATTACTACGATGGAACAGGAGAGCTTAAGTATGCATAACGATAGACGCAGAGATGCAGGAAAAGCGCCAAAAAAATACTTGTTCGCTGGAAAGAAAGGCGGGCTAAAGAATGGCGAAAAATACACACTGCCGCACATGGCTGAGGTTGCGGGGATTAATTCAAAGACCCTGCACAGCAGACTACGCGCTAAACAGTGCAAGATAATCACTGACTATGACCTGCGCATTGCAAAAGCAGCCTATAACAATGATGCCGATAAGCCGTTTGAGACAAGGCTGGAGTCAGCAGAAACTATAATGAGCCAACAGTGGCTTGCTAAAGCATTATTATGAGCGATGCCGATAGTGTAAAAGTGTATCGAGCCGACGAGATAGATGTTCGGCTCAGGTACATTGCTGACCGCCTCAAGGACTGGGATTACAAGAAGCCCTGCGCTATTACATTAAAGCCCTACAGCAACCCCCGCACAATATCGCAGAACGCCATGTTTCACGCTTGGTGTAGATACCTAAGCGCGGCAGTTAATAAGCGGGACGCATCCTATACTGAGGAAAATGTTAAACTGTTGCTGAAGCAGTTGTTCCTTGGCACTGAAGAAATCAAGGTTGGCAAAACAATAATCAAAGACCAGCTAAGGCAAACCAGCAACCTAGACTCTGGTGAGATGCACCACTTTTTAAATCAAGTATATGAGTGGGCTTTTGACTTGGGCTTCAATTTGCCTATAGACCCGCAAAGCGAATATAGAAAACTAAAACAACAACAGGTGAAATAATGGACAGAGTTGACCCCCGCAGTTTATTAGAGTTCGCAAGAAGCGAAGCGCAGACCAGAGTTTTAGAAGCGGTTATTCAGCATGGCTCAAACACTAAAGCAGCCGATGCGCTGGGGCTTAATAGGCGTGGCATTGATAAGACTATAAAGCGCATTGAAGGATATGCCGCAGCCAAGGGAGTCGCACCACACCGCGACCTAGTACACCAGACCGCCGAGGGCTTTGATGCCAAGCGCGTATCTACAGCATACAAAGAAGATGGCACAGTAGCCCTGCAATGGGTTATTCAAGAGCCGCAAAAGAAGAGCCTAAAAGAACGCCTAGACCTGATGATTGAGGGCGTTAAAGAAGATTTGGATGGCTTTAAAGCACCAGCACCTGCACCTGTAGAAGTATCTGATGATTATCTAGCCATGTATATGATTGGAGACCACCATTTTGGAATGCTGGCTGACTCAGAATCTAAGGTTGACGATGACGACTGGGACATAAAGATAGCCACCGAGATTTTGATTGATGCTACTGACCGACTGGCTAACCGAGTAGGCAATGCCAAGACAGGTGTATTGCTTAACGTGGGTGATTTCTTTCACGCTGATAGTAGTTTTAATACCACCACCAAGGGAACGCCAGTTGACGTAGATACACGCATCGGCAAGACCTTTAAGCTGGCAGGACGGCTGTTTAATATCCTAATCGACAAGATGCTACAGACCCATGAAAAGGTTGTTGTGGTAAATGTTAGGGGCAATCATGACTATGATATGGCTTGCCACCTGTCGAGCTGCTTAGAGCTGCTGTATAGCAAAGAGCCAAGGGTTGAGATTGTTCAAAACTACAGCAAGTTTATATCCTACCAGTGGCACAACAATCTATTCGTGTTCCACCATGGCGACCGAATCAAGCACGAGCAGATTCTACAGACGGTGATTAAGAACCTAGACGACGAATGGGCAGAGTCAAAGAACCGCTATTGCCACCTTGGACACATTCACCACCACACCGCCAGAGAGGTGGGTTCAATGCACTTTGAACACTGGGGCAGCCTAACGGCAACCGACCAATGGCACAGCGACAGCGGATACGGTGCAGAGCGTTCTATGACAGCAGTGGTTTACCACAAAGACAGCGGTGAAGATTCGCGGGTAAAAATAAAGGTTGAAGGATGAGCAATGTTATTGATTTACCTAAAAGGTCTATTAAGTTGGTTAGAGTCTATTGCGAGGAGTGTCAACTCCCTCTTACTTATTGGCTTGGTACTGATGATTCTGCTTATGGTCTATGCCCTAGCTGCGACCTTAACATACCTGATGAAATTGATTTATCTACTGAGGAGGTAGAACATTGAGCGCACTTAGTAAACAGACAGGCGGCAGCCATTACCAGCTTGCTATCCAGCCTATTGAGTACATCTATAAGAACAGTTTGGACTACTGCGAGGGCAATGTGGTTAAGTACATTACAAGGCATGGCAGCAAGAACGGAGCCGAGGACATTCGAAAAGCCATTCACTATTGCGAACTATTATTAGAGCTGGAATATGGCAAAGAAAGGTAGAAAGAAAACCACAGTCGCACAGGAAATGGAGAAGGCAGCCAAGCTATTGCAGCGGCTTGTCAGGTTAAAGCACGCAGACGACAACGGCTACGCCCAGTGCGTTACCTGCAACAAGGTAGACCACTACAAGAACCTTCAGGGCGGTCACTTCATACCCCGCCACAGAACCATCTTTAAACTAGCGGAATTTAATATTTCGCCACAGTGTCCCCATTGCAACTGTTGGGGCATGAAACAGGCTCACTACGTTTTACGCTATAGGCAGTACATGGTTGACACCTACGGCGAAAGGCGCGTGAAAGCGATGGAAAGGATGGCATGGCGACCTGCTAAGAGATACGACAGAGAGGAAGTAATTGCCTTTGCGCGTGACCTTAAAGAACAGATAAAAGTAGAGGAATGGCGAATAGGCGAAATAAAGTGTTGACAGTTTCGTAACCATAGTGCAAGATTCGCACACATTCAAAAAGGGGATACACATGAAACAAGAAATAAAAAACTTAATTGATGATTTTTATAATAAATACCAAGGCTGGGAAGGCGACATTATCGACCTTACAGAAGATGACAAAGACCTACTTTGCTATGAGTGGTTAAAAGCATATCCGAGCTGGCTAGATGATTGTTTGCCAGTTTGTATTGTAGGACAAGACACCCAGTTAGAGTATTTAGATATGCTGTACACTAACGGCACAGACGATGCTTCACAGTTGCTAAAGTGTTTTATATACCTAGATGCTGAAGAAGCATTGCGCGAAAGAGTGCAAGACCACTTTTGCGAAGCGCACATGAAAGCAGAGCCATTGGCTGGATATGGGAGAGGCGAATAATGATTAACTATGATTATAAGTATGCAAGAGACCGCGTGGCAAAGGAACGCCGCGCTCAAAGCCGTCAATTCATGGCGTGTGGTGCAGCGTTGTTTGTGCTGTACTGTATCGCTTCAACTATGAGCTACAACGATTGTCTACAGGGGATATGCTAATGGAATATTTGATTATGTCGGGATTAACTGCCGTAGTAATTGGCCTGCTTTATGCAGTAGTTAAGCAGAAGCAGCAAGAAACCGTTGAATGGAAAAAACGCAGAGCGCGTAAAGCGCAAGCTAAGAAGGTGAAATGATGACTCCGCATTTAGTGTTCACAAGTAACAACTTGCTGGGCGATTCTGGTTACACAAGCCCCAAGGTTGAAATGGCTTTATATAACGACTGCTACACACGCGATGAATTGCTTGAGGAGTTTCAGGCTTTTATGGCTGGCTGCGGGTATTTCTTTAACGAAAATGAATCAATCCAAATAATAGAAGGTGGAAAACCATGAAAAAACAACTACTAATTGCGCTAACTTTAAGCGCACTATCGGCGGGTGCAAACGCTACCTGCACATCTAAAGTAGATAGCTGGGGCAACACGCGCTACAACTGCGGCGGCACTAGCGGAACTCTAACAAAAGATAGCTGGGGAACAACCAGAGACTCACGTACTGGCACAACCTACAAAAAAGACTCTTGGGGGACTACTCGCGGATCTGATGGCAGTAGCTGGAAAACCGATAGCTGGGGAACTACCCGATTCAACGATGGCACAACGTCTAAAACAGACGCTTGGGGAACGACTCGCTACAGTGACGGCACAAGCTGCAAAACCGATACATGGGGGACAACCAGATGCCAGTAAATAAAGCAGAAGTAGAAGCCATGATTGCAGATGCAAACGCCACAGCCGATAAGCACCTAGAGGACAGATACCACAGCGCCAAGGTTGAAGCAAAACAGCTATCATATAAGGTAGTTAGATGGCTACGAAATAAGCCTGTAAGCAATGCCCTTGCCATCTTGCTTGCTCTAGCTATAATCATTATCGACTAGGGTTCCCCTCCTACCCTTTGAAGCAGGCTTCGCGCACCTGTAGTCACAACGCGCCACTATATCTTTCTTGATATATTCCCCATGATAAACCATCATTTCTAATCATAACCGATAGCCTTTACAATGCGCGCAAATTCACTAACCAGAGAATCGCGTGATGTTGTATATGATAGGCTTTATCCTCTCAGCCCTTATTCTAGTGGCTATCCAAGACCTTAGATTGCACAAAAAGTA